GTGAAAGCAATGATATCGAACCAGAAGACGTTAAGAAGTTTATCTCACCAGTGATTAAAGATAAACTTGAAGCAGAGGCAATGGGTCTTAACTTCTTGCCTAAAACTAATTCTATTGATAATACTCTTTTTGAATAAAGGGAATATAAATAGATGTACAATACAGCAATAATATGTTATAATACAGACATACTACAGTTAATAAGGATAATATAATGTCATTCGAAAATCTTAAGCGTAATCGCGATCAAATCTCTAAACTCGTTCAAGCAGCTGAAGCCACAGGCGGAGGCGGTGAAAAGAAAAATTATACTGATGAACGTGTTTGGAAACCAACCGTAGATAAAGCAGGTAATGGATATGCAGTCATCAGATTCCTCCCAGCAATGGAAGGACAAGACTTACCATGGGTCAGATACTGGGACCATGGATTCAAAGGACCAACCGGTCTATGGTATATCGAAAACAGCCTTACTTCTATTGGTCAACCTGATCCAGTTGGCGAACTCAACTCAAAGCTCTGGAATTCTGGCATCGAGTCAGACAAAGACCGAGCAAGGACACAAAAGCGCCGACTCCATTATGTAACTAACATCTTGGTTGTGAGTGACCCATCGGCTCCTCAGAACGAAGGTAAGGTATTCCTTTATCAGTTTGGTAAGAAGATCTTTGACAAGATCATGGATGTAATGCAGCCATCATTTGCAGATGAAACACCAGTGAATCCGTTTGATTTCTGGGATGGTGCTAACTTTAAATTAAAAATTCGTAATGTTGAAGGATATCGTAATTATGATAAGTCAGAGTTTGAAAGCCCATCTGCACTCTATGAGTCAGACGAATCCAAATTGGAATCAGTCTATAATCAACTACATACAGTCAGTGACTTTACAGATCCAAAGAACTACAAATCATATGACGAGCTCAAAGCAAAGTTGATGAGAGTTCTTGGTGAAGAAGCAGACTTTGGTGCACCGACTGTACAGCAAATGAATGCTGTAAATGAACCTGCACCAACGCCTGATCCAGTGTCTGCTCCTGCAGCGCCAGTCACAGCGGCTGAAATGAATTCAGTTGATGACGATGATACGATGTCTTATTTTGCTAAATTGGCAAATGACGACTAAAGTCCAGTCGTAGTTAAAAGCATAGCTCTTTTGCTATCCGAAGTATCTTGGCTCCCTCCTGATGGTAATACCATTGGGGAGGAGCTATTATTTGTTACAACGTTTGTACTACTTGCATCTACTGGAGCGATTGTATTACCTGACGATCGAGCTCCATATTTACTCATAGAAGCAACAGCTTCAGATGATGGTGATACTTGACTCATAGAAGAGTTTTTTCTATCGACTAATCTTTGAGTTACACCTGGAAGATCATCAACAATCCCAGCTCTTACTTCCTCTGAGACACCTGATGCCGTAGCTATACCTAACAATGACTCTTGGAAATCAATTGCCTTTGCATCCCCACCCTTTTTTTCCATTGCCATTTGATATGCTCTATCAAGAGCAAAAGCAAGTGTACCGCTTGCTGCATCTGACTTAGCTAGATCTTCTTGCTTTTGACCAGTTCTACCGGCTTCACCCATTATTCTTGTATATTTTTCATAGTCGGCTTGGTGTTCTGTTTCTCCTCTTAGAACCGCTAACTCAGCTTCTTTCTGTGCTCTACCAAGTTTTTCCATACCGGCTGCTAGAATACTTTTGTCACCGGTTTTTTGATATTCTTCATAAAGTGCATCAGCTTCTTCAAATGATTTATTTTTTAATTTATCATTTATGCCTCGTAGATGCTCTAGAATCGCACTACCGCCTTTAACAGCTAACATACCAATAGTAGCAATAAGCATTCCTTTTGGACCAAACATGGCTCCAAAGGCCGCAGCGTTTGTTACATCCTGAGCTAATCCACCTGCTTCTGCACCGAGCTGACCTCCGATAATTCCAGACATTGCGCTACCTACGGCAAATACACCTGCTGCCATAGCTGCGTTACCGCCAAATCCTGCTCTGAACTTTTGAGCCAATGAAGGCTTTAAGAATCTACCGGTCTTTTTATCTCTATACCTTCCACCGGATGTCTTCTCAACCTTTCCACTCAGTGCGTATGCCATTCCTCCACTCAATAGTGATGGTGTAAAATAAAGAGCGGCTAAACCTCCGGCTGACCCTGCCCAAGCTTCCCAATCATCTGCCTTAATTTCTCTGTTAAAGATTGCACTTAAACCATCTGCTATTTTCTGTCGCGCACCTTTGCTTGTAAGAGCGCCAATTGCAAGACCATATAAACCACCTTTAACTCCACCAAACAAAAATCCTAATAGACTTCCACCTGCAGCACCTGTTATTACACTCATCACTTCGTCGCTAATATCTGTGCCTATTAATCCTTCAATCCTGGGTTTAATAGCATCTAATAAATCATCACCGAATACAATACCAAGAGCAATAGGAACTAGTCTCTTTAGAAATGATTTAAGATAATCAAATATGCCGGCTTTGGTCGGTATCATATTTCTCATGCTACTACTACCAACAGGAGCCTTAGCCTCTTGATTGCTTCTTCTTTCATCTTGCAAATCATCCATCTTATCGCCTTTAAGCATTTTAAGATATGATGTAAAGCTTGAAGTAAGTTTTTGTTGAGCAATTGCCGTTTGTGCTAGAACCTGATTTTGCTCAGATAATATTGAAGCGATGTCAGATAAACCAACATCCATTCCAGTTTTGCCAGTAGGTGTAATTGTTATTGCCATCTAAGCATTAGCCTGTGATTCTCTTTCTTTTAACTGATCCAAAAGCATTGACAGATAAATTTCCCTTTCCCACGGTATCATATGATCTAAATCGTATAACGAATACTGAAAGTTTTGTAACAATTGAAAATTAGTCTGATAAAAATTCTCAAGTGTTTCATGAGAAAGGTTTAGGAAAAAAAATCGTTTAGACCCTCCAGTTTTTTGGTGTTTGTTTGATCACATGATTCACAAGTAAAATCAACACTCATAGATATTTTTGGAATTGATTCAACAAAATCATTTATCATCTCAAATTGATCTGTATTTAATGAGTTAATAAAGTTTTCAACTTCTTGTCCAGATTCTTCTTTTATTTCAATTCTTTCTTCATCATTAATTATGACTGCTGAGATACATACTGCCATCATTTCGTAAATCATATTTGCAGTTATAGTATCTTCATGAATCGATTTAGTGTTTAAAAATTCATTGTATGTAGGATATTTTAATTCAACAGTAATATCTGAAGTAAGCTTAACATGTTTTTTCTTTAGGCTTATGTCATCTTCAAGTTTTATATTATCAAGGTTTATTTTTACTGGCGTATATTCATCACACTTAGTACATGATAAATTTACGTCTGTTGTTTCACCTACAGACTTTGATCTAATCTTTGTAAAAACGTATTCGACATCGAATGTCGCTAATTTTTTTATGTCAATATTCTCAACGCATGCATCGATGCAATTCAGAATAGCGTTTAGTACCTGTTTTTGATCTTGAGACTCGAGTGCAAGAATCAAAACTTTTTGTTCTTTAACTAGAAAAGGTCTGTATTTTACGGTTTCTCCAGTTGACGGTATAACTAATTCATACTGTGGATTTTCATTCAAGCGCGGTAACGCCATATTCTACTCCTAACCTACTAAACTGCCGAGAGCGCCTTGAGCTCGCCCTCCTCCAAAATTTATTCCAAAGTTCGGTGCTATTAAACCACCTAAGAAACCTGTTGAAGCAGGTTTCCAATTTGTATAAGATAATTGCACAGTAACCTGTACTAATCCATCTAAATCATTACTTAAATCAATTGACTGTATTGATGTTGGGAATGCATCAATGAGTTGGCATGCATATGCAGTACCTCCACCAATATCTGCGCCAATATTAATAGGACCTACATTAAACGATCTACTCGTAATTGCTCTACGTAACTGCATAATCTTAACATCACGAGCATATTCGTTCTTATAAGGCGCTATGCTTAAATCGTCGACTACGACTCTTTCATACCAATTGTCAAAATACTTTTTAATTCCATAATCATTCAAAACATAGAATGTCATTGAAACATCATCAACTGCATATCCGTTTGCAACTTTTTGATATTCCATACCGATACGCCGGTCTTGTACTAATACTTGTTTACCTGGTAAAGATGCATTCGTACATAGTATATTAAGATCACCGCCTCCGAGACCTTGACCCGTTAAAGCAAAGGATGCGATATTCTGTAGTAAACTTGAACTCGCAAACTCGGTCGGAAGCTGAACAGCAAATTGATTTGATCTTGCAAATCCGAGTTTACCTGAGGCCATGCCTTTAAGTTGATCGATAGACATTATATCATTGCCCTTGACTGTTTATAAACCTGCGTTGAAGAACTCTTTGCCCAATCTGCAGTCGGTAAGAATGTTGCGATTTCCCATTCTGGAGCTTGAACTCTCGCTAATCGACTCTTTACGTTTTGAGAAAGATAATGTTTTAAACATGGCTTATAGTATTTAAATTTAGCTACACCTTGCAATATTTTATAGCTTAATCGAAACTTTGTTGTTTCATCATATTTGTTATTATTTGTGATATCCATTAATGAATCTAAAAGCTTTGCTCTGAGAACTGGTGGCAGATAATGTAGATTTAATCCATAGAATCCCTTTTCTGCGGGACCTACGATAATTGCAAGTGGAAATCTATCGTAAAACGGTAGAGTATCTTTATGCTTGGGATCATAGAAAAACATGTTCATAGTACCAATCATAGGATTTCTCGTACTTACAAGATTAAGTTCATCTTCTTGCATGAGTTGATTACGATTGACTCTTCCAAGCGATTGAACCTTTCGACGAAACCAATCACGTGATTCTTGAGTACGAGGATTGATACCAGCTTTAAAGGCTTGAAGCTCTAATTTTTGAAATAGATTACTCATAACAGTATTTATATCACTTTTTACGCTTTTTCTTAAATGGCTTCAATGGTTTCAAAGGCTTTAATTTTTTCATAATGCCCATACTTTGCAATGTATTCTCTGTCCATATTTGAAAATCCCATCCTCTGTCTTTTGCATAATCATTTGCTGCTTCCCACTTATTCATATTCTTAACATATGTCATTGCTTCACCGATATATCGTCTTGATTTATCTGGTCTTTTAGGAGGAGTCGTTTCTTTATCTGGTTTAATCTCTACTAAGATTGTTTTACCATCATCAAATGTGATTTTTAAATCAACAAAATATCTATGCATCTTCTTATCGACATCCCATTTATAAGGCACAACAACTTCTTCAGAAGACCATGACTTGATCTTCGGATTTGTATCGCACCACATAAAACAAGCCTTTTCCCATGAAGATCGATATGTAACCTTATCAGGATCGCCTTGATATTTGCCGATGTTCTTTACTCTATATCTTCCAGAATATGCCATTTTTTCATATAAATAGATTTACGAATTTTTATTTATAGAGGATATGTTATGGCTCTACCAGGAAACGCAGATGGAACACCGGGATCTTATAAAGGAAGACCACCACCAAGTTCATCTGCTGCAACATATAACGATAAAGACGGTAATACATCAAAAGCGGGCGATAGCAAAGCTCAAAAAAGTTCAAAGAAGATAAACAAAGCTCAAACTGCAGAGACTGTTGCAATTGAACCTCAAGGTGAGTTACTTAGATATCCACTAGTAAATAACTATTTTGCTAGTATGACATATCGCATGAAGACAATTAATCCTTGGGATGTTGACCTAGCAACTGCAAAAAAGATATTTGGGAAAACTTTGCTATGGGACTTAAGTGACGGTAAAAAGCAAGAAGAAACTACAGCGACTACTCAGTCAGCCGCGGCTACTGCTGATGATGGATATGCAGAAACAGCTGAAGAAGTGCGCGCACGTTTAGCTTCTGGAGAAGATGATCAATCTGCTGCAGGTTCAGAAGCTGCTTCTTTCAAAAAGAGAAAAAAAGATAGAGAAACAGCCGAATCTGATGCCGATAAAGGTATATTAGGTGTTACAACCTCTTATGTGCCTGGAGCATCGCAAGTTTCTCTATATATGCCTCAAGCTATTAACTTTCAAGAAAACGTGCAATATGATACACCAGAACTCGGTGCCGGTGGAGCTGCAGCACTAGCAATATTGAATAATGCCGGAGGGATAGGTGACGCTGCTAGCCGACTGTTAAAAGAAGCATTTGCTCCTTTAACAGATTTATTTAATGCAGAATTAACCGGACAAGCAGCAAGGTTAGCAGCCTCGCGCGCCGCTAGCGCATATTTACCTCAGGGCGCTGCAGCAGCTGCACAGATTGGGCTACAAGTAAAATTAAACCCAAATCAAAGAACACTATTTTCTGGTGTTACAATAAGACCGTTTACTTTTCAATATGATTTTGTTGCTACATCAAGAATCGAAGCTGATCAAATCAATAAAATCATACGATTCTTTAGAACTCAAATGTATCCATCAACATTCGGTAGAAATGAAACATCGATACCTCTTGGATATAAGTTTCCTGATCTATTTGAAATTAAATTTAGATGGGGCGATGCTGAAATGAATATACCACAACCTCTCCTTTGTTATCTTAGAGACGTACAGGTAACATACAATCCTGGATCAATGTCATTCCATGCAGACGGTAATGCGACTCATATACAAATGACTTTGGTATTCCAGGAATTCAGAGCTCTTACAAGAGAAGATATCGAGAAAGGGCACTAAAATGGAATACTTTAAAAATTTTCCTCGAGTCGATTATAAGTATGGCGATGAATTTCAAAAAGTAGGTGGAGGTGCTACAGTATTCGAGATCACTCATGACCTTGGAGCATACGTTGATATTCTCGATGCTGTAAGACGTAACTCGTCTTATTATAGTAAATACACGATTCTTGATAACGATAGACCAGACATTGTATCTCAAAAGATATATGGATCTCCCGCTTTTCATTGGACATTCTTTATAATGAATGATACACTTAGACAATACGGTTGGCCTCTTACTTCTATAGAGCTTGAAAAAAAGGTTAAAAGAGATTTTCCACATAAGTATATTGAAACAAGATCAGATTTAACTGGAGCATATTTACCTGGAGAACGTGCAGTCGGTTCTGTTTCATCTGGCAGTGGTGTGATTTTACGAAGAAATTTAGATACTGGTGTTATAATTATCGATTCAAAAGATTCATTTCAAAAAGGAGAAACTGTTACGACTGCCACATATGCAGGCAACACAACGTCTGTTACAGCAGCAGCGGCTGGAGAAGAGTACAATGCTCCAAGACATTATACCGACGGTGACGGAAAACATGTTGACATTGATCCCGCAGTTGGACCTGGTGCGTTGTTGACAGAAGTCACTTACTTTGATTACTATGTCCAACAAAATGACGCTTTGAAAACAATTAACGTGATAAGACCTGATGTGATAAACGACATTACGAGTTTATATTTTAGAAGCCTGAAGGAAGCATAATGTCTGAT